TGTTACATTCCGTCCATCCACATGGAGTGCCTTTTTCCTCTATGACATTGCGAATCACACCTGAAAAAACTGTGCCCTATCCGGAAAGCCTTGAACCGGAGGTGGCTACGACCCTGCGCGAAAATATGCAGATCGCCGCTAATACCGCCGCTGTGTTAAAAGGTCTGGGTGCACAAATTGACGAAGACGACATTGCGTCGCAAGACGCGGATGAAGTGTTCAAAGACTTTGCAACATTGGCAGAGCAGCAGTACAACACCGCTATGCAAGACCCCCCACCTAAAAATAAAGGTGGTCGCCCCAGAAAAAATCCATTGCCCTCTTTGACGATCGACAAGAATCCGGTTGCGCTGGAGCGCCCGTCTGTCGCCGCCCGCATTGGCACAATGCTCAACGAGTACAACAGTCAGTTTGTTGCAGACGCTGCGCAAATGCGTTTGGTGGTAACGAATAAGTTACTGGACTTGGCAAGCTGCGGAGACCCGAGGATTGAAATCAAAGCCACGGAGATGTTGGGCAAAATTTCAGACGTGGGGTTGTTTTCCGAAAAGACGGAGATTACAGTTACCTACAACAAGGTGTCGGACTTGGATGAGGCGATCAAGGACAAGATCAGGAAGATGATGCGGCTGCATGCCGTGGATGTGCCCTCAGTTGAGATTGATGTAGAGGCTGCGTTTGGTAAGCCAGAAGTTTTGGAAGATGTAACGCCGGATGAGGAGCCAGATGACCATGCAAGCGTCTGATGTTTTAGACCCGGAGTTTAAAGCCCTGCTGGCGCAGTTGGGGAAATTGCCCGACGCGCAGAAAATGATTATTTTGCAGGACTTAGAGCGTCGTGAGCAGATGCTGGAGAAAGAACTTGCCCAGAATACGTTCATGGGGTTCGTTAATAGGGTGTGGCCAGAGTTTATCGGCGGGCGTCACCACAAGATTATGGCCAATGCGTTCGAGCGAGTGGTCAACGGGGAGTGTAAACGGTTGATTATCAACATGCCACCCCGCCATACGAAGTCAGAGTTTGCGAGTTACTTGCTGCCCGCGTGGTTTCTAGGTAAATACCCCAACAAAAAGGTAATTCAAAGCTCAAATACGGGTGAATTGGCGGTTGGATTTGGTCGGAAGGTGCGAAATCTGGTTGATTCGGAGTCTTATAAGTCGATTTTCCCCAATTTAGAGCTGCAACAGGACTCAAAAGCGGCTGGACGGTGGAATACCAGCAAAGGCGGTGATTATTTTGCGATTGGTGTGGGTGGTACGGTCACCGGTAAGGGTGCAAACCTGCTGATTATTGATGACCCGCACTCGGAACAGGAAGCTGCGCTTGCTGCGTCGAACCCAGATGTGTTTGACAAGGTGACGGAGTGGTATACGTCGGGTCCGCGCCAGCGTTTGCAGCCGGGCGGGGCGATTGTGATTGTGATGACGCGCTGGGCGCAACGAGATTTGACGGGTCAGGTGCTCAAAGCGGCAGCGGCTCGGGGCGGAGAGCAATGGGAGGTGATTGAGTTTCCTGCCATTATGCCTTCGGGTAAACCCCTATGGCCAGAGTTTTGGGAATTGTCGGAGTTGGAAGCACTGCGGCAGGAATTGCCCAACGCCAAGTGGCAGGCGCAGTATCAGCAGAACCCAGTGGGTAACGAGTCTGCGATTGTGAAACGAGACTGGTGGAAATGGTGGGAGACCGAGAATCCACCGCAGTGTGATTACATTTTGCAGGCTTGGGATACAGCGTTTGAGAAAAGCCAGCGGGCCGACTATTCAGCGGGCACGACGTGGGGGGTGTTTATCAATGATGAAGACAACTCAACGCCGAACATTATTTTGCTCAACACGTACAAGAAGCGGGTTGAGTGGGTTGAGTTAAAACGAGACGTGCTTGCGGAGTACCGTGAGTGGGAACCGGACAGTGTATTGATTGAGAAGAAGGCGACAGGTGCGCCTCTGATCTATGAGCTCAGAGCAATGGGGATTCCTGTGCAAGAGTACACGCCCAGTAGGGGCCAAGACAAAATTGCCCGCTTGAACTCGGTCTCAGACATAATTGCGTCTGGAAAAGTGTGGTTACCGCGTACACAGTGGGCTGAAGAATTGGTTGATGAAGTAGGTTCGTTTCCCTCGGGCGAACACGATGACTTGGTTGACTCGATGACACTTGCGTTGATGCGGTTTCGCCAAGGCGGGTTCCTCCGACTGCCGTCGGATGAGCCGGAAGAGATCAGATATTTCCGTAGCAAGAAAGCTGCGTTTTACTAAGGATTGGTATGGCAACGAATATGTTCCCCTCATTGTCGCAAGCCCCGTTGGGTTTGGACGCGCTGGCGCAACCCGACGATATGGCTGAAGGCCCGGGTCTTGAGATTTCAATTGAGAACCCGGAGGGCGTACAGATTGGCATGGACGGCATGATGATTGACTTGATGCCAGACGCAGACGAGGCGGGGTTTGATACCAACTTAGCCGAGGAGATGGATGAGGGCGAGTTGCAGAAAGTAGCAAGCGATTTGCTTGAGATGGTGGATGCAGATATTTCCAGCCGCAAAGAATGGGTGGATATGTACGTCAAGGGTCTTGATGTGCTGGGGATGAAGTATGAAGAAAGAACAGAGCCGTGGCTAGGGGCGTGCGGTGTTTATTCAACTGTGCTTACCGAGGCGGCTATCAAATTTCAGAGCGAGACAATTATTGAAACGTTTCCGGCTGCGGGTCCGGTTAAAACAGAAATTATTGGCGCGATTGATAGGTTGAAAGAAGAAGCTGCGGAGCGCGTCAGAGATGACATGAACTACCAGCTTACAGAGGTGATGCAAGAGTATCGCCCCGAGCATGAACGTATGCTGTACAACTTGGGCCTCGCGGGCAGCGCGTTCAAGAAAGTGTATTTTGATCCGTCGCTTGATCGTCAGGTGGCGATGTTTATTCCAGCCGAAGACATTATCATTCCGTATGGTGCGTCGAGTGCCAACACAGCAGAGCGTCTGACCCACGTTATGCGCAAGACCCAGAATGAAGTTAAGAAGTTGCAAGTTGCGGGGTTTTACCGCGACGTTGATTTGGGTGAACCCATAGCCATTCACACGGACGTGGAGAAGAAGAAAGCTGAAGATCAAGGTTACTCGTTAACAGATGACGATCGGTTCCAGATTCTTGAGATTCATGTTGATTATGATCTGGCGGGGTATGAGGACAAGGATGGCATCGCCCGCCCCTACGTCATTACGGTGGAGCGTGGTACGACCAAGGTGTTGGCCATCCGCCGTAACTGGGAAGAGGAAGATAAAAAGCAGCTTAAGCGGCAGCACTTTGTGCAGTACACATACGTCCCGGGTTTTGGTGCGTATGGGTTGGGGTTGATACATTTGATCGGTGGCTACGCCCGTGCGGGCACTTCACTGATTCGTCAGTTGATTGACGCTGGTACGTTGTCTAACTTACCCGGTGGCTTGAAAGCCCGTGGCCTGCGCATCAAGGGTGACGACACTCCGATCACGCCCGGCGAGTGGAGAGATGTGGACGTACCAAGTGGTGCAGTACGCGACAACATCATGCCGTTGCCGTACAAAGAACCGAGTCAGGTATTGGCGGGCTTGTTGGAGAAGATCACCGAAGAGGGCCGTCGTCTGGGTTCCGTTGCGGATATGAACATCAGCGACATGGGCGCAAATGCTCCCGTGGGTACAACGCTTGCGCTGCTTGAGCGCCAGTTAAAAACAATGTCCGCTGTACAGGCCCGTGTTCACTATTCGATGAAACAGGAGTTTAAGTTACTGCGCGACATCATCCGTGACCACGCTCCGCAGGAATATAGTTTTGAGCCGTCGTCTGGAGACCGCAAGGCTAAAAGAGAAGACTACGACACCGTTGAAGTTATTCCAGTCAGCGACCCCAACAGTGCAACGATGGCACAGCGGATCATGCAGTACCAAGCTGTGATTCAGTTGTCGCAAGGCGCTCCGCAGATTTACAACTTGCCGCAGTTGCATCGCCAGATGATTGAGGTGTTGGGCGTTAAGAACGCCGACAAGTTAGTGCCGATCGACGATGACTTGAAGCCACGTGACCCGGTCAGCGAAAACATGAGTTTCTTGACGGCCAAGCCCACTAAGGCGTTTATCTATCAAGACCACGATGCCCACATTGCTGTGCATATGTCAATGATTCAAGACCCAGTCATCATGAGCCAAATTGGGCAGAACCCGATGGCGCAGCAGATGCAAGCGGCCATCATGGCCCACGTTGCTGAGCACGTAGCGTTCCAGTACCGCACTAAGATTCAAGAACAACTTGGCGCTACGCTGCCTGCGCCCGATGCTGAGTTGGACGAGAACACTGAAGCTCAGTTGTCTAAGCTTGTGGCTCAAGCCGCGACGCAGTTGCTACAGATGGACAAAGCCAAAGCTGCTCAGCAACAAGCACAGCAGCAAGCGCAAGACCCGATCATTCAAATGCAGCAGGCTGAGTTGCAAATTAAGCAACAAGAAGCCCAGACTAAGCAGCAGAAAGTTCAAGGCGAGTTGCAGTTGAAAGCGCAAGAGCTGCAAATGAAGCAGCAAGAGATGATGATGAAAAATGGTGAGTCTCCTGAAATGATTGCGGCTCGTCACGATCAGGAAATACAGCAACAAAATCAACGCCATTACATGGAGCTGCAGCAAGCACAGCAGTTGCACGCTCAGCAGGTTGCACAAGCGCAAGCGGCGCATGGTCAGAAAGTTCAGCACGCTGACCAGAACCAGCAGTTGCAGGCCCGGGCCAAGATGCTCCAGATGGCGCAAGCGGCCAAAACAGCCGAGGTAGTTCCGAAAGGTAAATGATGGACCCGAAACTTTTTGAAACATTGAACAAAAAATTTGAAGCCCAGATTGAGGGTTTTAGAGAAGTTTTGTGTGGTGGTGGAGCGAAATCCTACGATCACTACAAAGAACTGAGCGGGACTATCCGGGGTCTCCAACTTGCTCAGTTAGAACTTGGCGACCTCGTGCGTAAATTAAAGGAATCTAACGATGACTGAATTCGATGTAAGTGCAATTGATCTTTCCAGCGTGCTCAATGTCACCGCTGAAGAGAAAGCAAAGCAAGTACCCGATCCTGTAACCTATCACCTTCTGTGTATGCTCCCGGAAGCACAAGAAGAATATGAAGGTGGTTTGCTTAAAGCAAAAGAAACCATGCACTACGAGGAGCTTTTATCCCCCGTACTGTTTGTAGCCAAGATTGGCCCCGATGCGTTTAAAGATTCAGCGCGATTTCCGTCTGGACCTTCTTGCGCTGTTGGCGATTTTGTATTGGTTAGGCCCAATACTGGTACGCGGATGAAAATCCACGGCACTGAGTGGCGGCTCATTAACGACGATTCTGTACAAGCAGTTGTACAAGACCCTCGCGGTATTCAACGTCCTTAAGGAGTCATCATGGCCGAAATTGAAAAAACAGAATTTAGTTTTCCTGATGAAGAACTTGATAATCCCCGCAAAGGCGGCAGGGTTGTTGAGCCTGAACCAGACGATACACCAGCCATTGAAGTGGTTGACGATACACCGCCTGAAGATCGTAACCGCAAACCAATGGCAGAGCCGCCCAAAGAAGTTACCGACGATGAGTTGTCAAAATATGACGAGAGCGTCCAAAAACGGATTAAACACTTTTCTAAGGGTTATCACGAAGAACGTCGCGCAAAAGAGACAGCACAACGCGAAAAAGAAGAAGCTTTGCGGGTCGCGCAGACTGTTTTTGAGGAAAACCAACGCCTTAAAGGGTCTGTAAATCAGAACCAAGCTGCCCTTTTGGAGCAGGCAAAACGGGTAGTTGGCAATGAAATTGACGACGCCAAGCGTATGTACAAAGAAGCATACGAATCTGGTGACTCAGATAAACTGTTGGAAGCGCAAGAAGCACTTACAAATGCCAAAATACGGGCGGATAAAGTTAATAACTTTCGCCCTACCCCTTTACAGGTAGATGAAACTCCTGTACAAATACCACCACAACAGGCAAAACCTGCGCCCGTTGACGACAAACTGCTTGCTTGGCAGGATGAAAATCAATGGTTTGGCAAAAACAGACGCATGACCTCTTATGCGCTGGGATTGCACGAGGATTTGCTTGAAGAAGGTATTCCTGCCGGAAGCGATGAATACTACCGACGTATCAACGCTGACGTAAAGGACAGATTCCCGGATGAGTTTGGAACCGGAGGGTCCGTTGATGCTAAACCTCAACGTACTAAATCCAACATTGTTGCACCTGCAACCCGTAGCACAGCGCCTCGAAAGATCGTGCTTACGCAGACACAGGTGAATATCGCCAAGCGATTGGGGGTTCCTTTGGAACTCTACGCTCGTAAGGTTGCTGAAGAAATGAGGAAATGAAAATGGATAAGTCTAATCGTTTGAGCCGTGAGCTTGAGACCCGCGAAATTGGGGA